GCCTCGACATAATACTTTTCACCAACCGGGGCTCCAGCATTATACTCCAGATCTAGGTATTCAACACTTCCTGGGTTGTTTGATGTAATGGTTACCAAACAAGGTTGGGCATCAGCAATGTCACAGTTTTCTTTAAAGAAGATCTTTGTAACATCATTACCAGCATCATAAGTCTTGGATGGATTATAGTCAAATAGATCCAACCTTAAATCATAATACTGGTCATCAAATTGAATGGCACCACCAGGCTGTTCGGTAAGTAGGTGAATGCTACCAAGCACATACCCAGTATCTCCTTTCAAGACAACGGTGATTTCATCTTGATAGAAGTCAAACAAGGTAACTGGTGCGGGAAATTCCCACTTAAACCAAGAGGCCATCAAACGTTCGGTTGCCCGTGTGTGGTGGCGGAAAAGGTAAAGGTTCTTTTCGTCTTGTTTTGATTTAAGAGCAAAGACAGAAGCACTGGTAGTTCCTTTAAATTCCGTAATATAAGAAGGAATATAAGAAGGAATAATCTTTGTGATCGTTTCCGTGAATGGAGTTTGATCACCATTCAATTGCATCTCAGTAACCGTGGAGGCTTTATTGCCTTCTTCCACAAACACAATCGAAACTCCAGTATCAACAGGAGGAATGTAACCAGACTGACTAAAGCTAGACAGCAGGTTCAATTCAGCACTCTTAATGCTAAAGGCTTCGGTTTTTGTTTGAAGAATATACTGAGAGTTATCAGCAAACATAATCAAACCAGAGGGCTGCTGAATGGCATACCGTAGTTCGATAGGAATCAAAGAACCAGCAGAGATGTCAATTGGATCATTATCAACTGTGGTAACGACCGTGGATGCAAAGAAATCAAAGAAACTTCCAGCCTGCGAACAAATAACATTTTCACCACTCATCAAAACCAGACGGTTCTTAAAGAATGAAATGCCAGTAATTCGTTTACCAACAAAGGTAGGGTCTTTATTGGTTTCTTCATCTCCAACAATACGACTATTCCAAAACTGATCAGCCCAGGTATCTCCAGAAATGGTATCCGTAACAACTGTATCAATCTCAAAGACATCGCCCTCTCTGCTGGTTACTTCATCAGCAGCAACGTAGTCTTGACCAGCTCTTACAATACTAACACTGGTGATCTGCCCTTGGTTATCAATGGATTCCACCTTAAGGCGAAGATCAAATCCACTACCACCATAGGCAGCAAACGTTTGACCAACGGCCCATTTAATATGGCTGTTACTTACCACACTAACGGAAGTAGGAATACCAGACACGCTGGTAGACAGCACATAAGACCCCGCAGCAGCCTCGCTAAGTTCACGGAAGGTATAAGTACCATCAGCTTCCTTAATGATGGCATGGGGCATTGTGGTGGCATTTAAGCCAAGTTTAACACCGGGACCTACTGTTTCTTTCCAAACACCAGCACCTGCATTTCCACCATCGCTGGTTTCAAACTTAACGTAATAGTCATCGCCTGTGCTGTTCTTTTCAGCAGCAATACGAATGATCTTGCCGTTTACAAACTGGGCAGGAAGTTGATCAACACCATCAATAGTACCTTTGTACGCCTTAAGGCCAGTACCTGCAAGACCACCGGATGCTTCCATGGAAAAGTCTGTTCCGTTTGAGCGTGCTACATAAATAGCATTGCCAACACCGGTAGCAGTAAATCCACTTAATCCATTGATCTGTGCCGTGATACCAGAGATAATGGTTTCAGCACTTAGGTTACTGCCAGAAGAAGTCGGAGTGGTATAGGTAAGGGTACTACCAGCCAGCTTTACTTTATAGGTAGTGTCGTAGGCAACTGTTTCAAGCAAGAGGTAACCAAACGCATTCTGAGAAGCTGTTGTGGTTGCGCTAGCTTCTACAGTAATTTGCCTATTTAAAAAGAAAATATAATCGTTGATTTGAAAGATTTCAAGCTCTGTCTTATCGGTGTGCGTGGCGTAATCTTCCGCCGAATTAGACAAAGAGTTTACTTCGTATTCATAACCACTTTGGGCATCAAACAGGCGTACTTCCCCAGTGTAAGTAACCTGAAGAATAAGCTTTTCGTTCTTTGACTTTGCAATAAAGAACCAGGACGAATCCTCAACAGGCGCTTCAAGGTGTTCAATTAGCTTAATGCCTGGACGCTTAAGAAGACCAAAGGTAGGATCAGGATAATAGTTGATGCATTCTCTAAAGAAACCATCAAGCTTCAAAGAGTCAGGCTGCTGTGATACCCCACCAATCAGGCCAACAACCTTTTGAGAAATCGAGGCCATAGTTATCGAGCAATAGCGCGGAACGGAGTATAACTAATATAGAAATTCTGACCAGTTTCCAATCCAAAGATGTTTACATCAGAAGAGTTGGTATCATAAGCAATACAATTGGCTCGAAGGACACCCTCATCATTACTATTAAATGACACCATTTCTTGAGAGCCTAGCACCCTACCAGCAAACACACGGGCAGCTCGTTGGGTGATGTAATCTTTAAAGACCTGGGGAAGATCTACAAAATCAAACAACCAAACTACATCACATTTGATTGTTGCCCCGCTAGTAAATTCATAAGTGTGGTTTACCTTGTCGTAGAGTTTACCATCACGCAATACGGTCTGGTATTTCTGATTGTTGGCAAACTTATTATCCGAAAGCTGGAGGATATTAGCAGGAACAGAAATGTTTCCGTTATTATCTGCGGTAAAGGGGTAGGCCACTTCGGTATTAAAATGCCACCCTTCTCCTTGAACCTCCCTATTAACTGAATCTAATACATTCAGAGCAATAGCGATTTCGGGGTTAGCGACATCAAGGCTTACCACCGGGGCCTGCCCGATGCCACTCAGCATCTGGTTGATCGCTTGTAGTTGAGTCGTCATCTGAATCGGACAGGAACATTAAAAAAGAGGGGCTAACCTTTAATAGGCTAACCCCTTATTAAACCTAATTTTGGCTAGGATCAGGCCACGTTGCGGAAAGCACCGGCACAGGAGACGCGCACAGCACCAGCACCATAGGCCAGACGGCCCACGATCACATCACCCTGATAGATCACCTTGGTGTCAGCACCGGTGGTCTGGACAGAAGGACCGATAGCTTCCACAACGCCAGCAGCGTCACGGTGGAAGATCAGGCCACAGCTATTGGTAAAGTCGGAAGCAACACCGTAGTTGTTGTTCTCACCAGTCACAGCAGCCGCATCAATAGCGGTACCGGCAGCCGAACCATACTTGCCCAGGAAGGGGATGTTGTTCGACTTGTAGATCTTGATACCAGCGATCTCATAGAGACCTTCGCCGCTGTTCAGGTTGCCCTGGCTGTTGCCGTATTCGCGGTTCAGGATGTTGGTATCCACTTGGCTGATCAGGGCATAATACTGACGAGGAGCCAGCACAGCCACACGACCTTCCTTAGGAGCAGCGATCTCATCCAGGCGGGCAGCAGCTTCGAAGAAACCGTCCACCAGGGCTTGAGCATCATACTCCTTGTTGGCGCCAAGGTTCACGCGGAAACCACCAGGCTCGCCGGTCACAGCAGCAGTTAGGCCAGAGGCACGATCCAGCACGCGGAAGACGCGGCGGTCATAAAATTCAGCCAGGCTTTGACCGATCTGACGGGCAATCGGGCCACGAATGTCATACTGGGACAGGGTTTCATCCAGGTCATAGATGAACGCAGAGGCCACCAGCAGATCGTCCATCGCAATGGTGGTCTCAGCAACCGGGGGGTTGCCGCTACCAAGGATGGCGTTACCAGGGGTGTGATAACCAGCCGTCACACGACCGGTGTGAATGAATTGAGCTTCTTTGCCGTTACGCAGGGTGCGGTTCATCACCAGACCCTTAGCAATAGTAGCATTACGGAAGGCCTCGTAGACCTCACCGGTGAAGAGCTTCAGAAACAGAGCCTTCTTATCGCCAGCTTTATTGGCCTGGCCAAGCTGAGTAAGAGTTGCAGTCATTGTCTTTAGAAAAAATAAAAATTTATTGGCTTTCCAAGTACTTGGGTTTTATCAGGATCCTTGATATTTAGTTTTTGAGGAATACGTCCGTAGTATTGGGTGTCCACCGCAGTGGGCCAATACTCCAGTCATGACTGGGTTTTTAACGAGGTTATCCCATCCTCAATAGGCAGGGGAACATTGCAGTCCCCACAATCTGTGTTTAAATCAGATCGCCGCTTGCAGCCAAACGTTGTTCGATGTCAATACGATAAGCAGGGTCATCACGATAACGAGGATCAGAGATAGCCCGTGCCAGTTCGGCTTGACTACGGAATGCTTTGACGGTATTCTTAACAGACTTACCTGAAACTTGCTTGCCTTCAAATCCAACAGTATCTTTATAACGCTGGGTAAGGGCTTGAACAGCAAAGAAGATTGCATCCTTGTTGCCACTGTTAATGACATTATCATAGGCTGCTACTTCCTGGGGCTTTAGATTTTCTGCGGCCCAAGCAAGAGTTTCATTATAAGCTTCATTACCCCCAGCAGCAGCGATAATGGAGTCAGCATCAGCATCAGTCAAGGTTTGCTGAACTGGTGCTGCTGTTTTTTGAAGCTCAAGATAAGCCTCAATAAGCTGGTCTGAGGGAAGTTCCTTTAGCTTTTGAACCGTCTCAGGCTTAAGTTGATTAGCATTGCTAAACCATTCTTCAGAAGCCTGTTGGAGGAACTTGGCCGTGTCTGAAACGTCTGTCTCTTCAGTAGAAGGTTCATCAGTTGATTCTGATTC